TTTTTCAGTTAGAGAAAATAAATGCTTCTTAGTAATAAATATAATTGTGTTATTATTTCTATAAAGTTGAGCAAAATGTAAACACCGTTGAACATGTCCGGTACCTATAATATCTGAACTATCTACACGAAATGCAATTATCATATTTTACAAAAGAAATTTATTTTTGAATATAATCTTGAACTTGTTTAGGCGTTCCTAAACAAATCCATTCTTCTTTTTCAATTAAACATTGTTGAAATTTTATTTTTTCTTGTATCATATAACTTATAATATTTGATATATAATATTCATTTTTCTGTTTTATTTGTTTATCTAAAATAATCTGTGAATAATTCAGTAATGTTTTATAAGATGAAAAACCATAAGCTCCTGTACATGCAGAATCTGATATTTTTATTTTTTCTTTTATATCAATAATATTTTGGTCTATATCTATTTTTACATATGAAAAAATAGGGGTTGGTTCAGAGTCATAAATAGTTATAAGTTTGTTTTCACCATTCCATTGCTCAACAATATTATGTGTAAAAAAATGGTCACAATCAACACTAAGTATGGGTTGGTCATCAATATTATTGAGTTGTTTTAATGCTAAATTTAATGTATGTGCTGCACCTTCTGTATCAAATTCTAATTTATAAAATTTAAAAATAATATGTGGATAATCTTGAATTAATTTTTCTTCAAAATTATATTTTTGATAATCTCTATGATAAGGTATATAAACAAAATCAATCTTTTTTAAATCAAGATTGTCAAGTAAATAATATAAAATAGGTTTTTCAAAAATTGGGATTAATGCTTTTGGTTTTTCATATTTTTCTTTTTTAAAACGTTCTCCTTTTCCACCTAAAGGTATAATAATAAACATTCTATTTTTAGATAATAAAAAAAAATGATTATTTTTAATTTTTTTTAATATGAGTTTTGAAGAAGTTGATAATTTAGCACATATATTTAAAGAAAATTTAAAATTAGAAACAATAAATGAAAATGAAAATGAAAATGAAAACGAATACCTTATAAAAAAATTAAAAAATATTTTAGAAGAAAATAAAATAAATCATTTTGAAGAAATAAAAAAATGTATAGATTTAAAAAAAGCACATATTTATTGTAAAATAAATAAAATAAATGGTCAAGAAACAGGTTCTCTTATTGAAAATTATATTAAATATAAATATAAATTAACTAAAAATAAATCTTCATTATGTATAGGTGATTTATCCATAAAAAATAAAAATTATGAAATAAAAGTTTCAAATGGTGGTAAGAAAAATAATCAATTTAATTATGTACAGATTAGAATGAATCATCAATGTGAATATATATTAACTTCTTATTATTTAGATAAAAATAATATTAATGATTTAGGTGAATTATTTATATTTAAGTTATCTAAAGATAATATGAAAAATTTATTAAAAAAATATGGTCATTATGCTCATGGAACAAAGAAAAATTTAGGACCTATTACAATTGAAGATTTAGATAATGAAACTAATATTAAAGAATATGCATTAAGACCAAAATACAATGATAAATGTTTTAATGAATTACTTCTTTTTCGTAGTAATGAAATTAGTATATAATTGAACTAACTCTCCTTTTCCAATTGAATTTTGTCGTGCACTATTTTCACTATTTGAATAATCTAATTTTTCAAAATTAGTAATTAATTCATCTATATCAATATTTGATTTAATCCAATGCCAACTTTTGGGTCTTAATTTTTTTATATCTTTTTCAATCACTCCACATTTTCCTCCATATGCTCTTAAAGCAAAATCAACATCAGTGGGTGGTGTTGGTTGTCCATCTTTATCCTTCGGTCCAAAACGAATAAACTCCCAATCTTTATGAACAATTGGTAGTTTTATTAGTTCTCTTAATTCTTTCTTTTTTTGCCAAATTTGAAAACAACATTTTACATTCATCTTTGGTGTAAAACTACACGGTTTATTTGGTATATCTTCATCATTTATTAAATGAAATTCTCTATTTAGTTTATTTTGAATACTAATCTTACGAAATGTTTTAGGTATAATAAATGCTAATACATCAGCAAATTTAGCTGAATAATTAAAAAATTGTAGTGCTAAAGAACTATTCTTACCAAAAGGAGGATTACCTAATATTAATATTTTTTTATACTTTTTATCAGGAATAAATGTAAAATAATCTTTTTTTATTACATCTTCATCTTCTGGACTTATATCTAAGCCAATTTTATTAGTGTGTTCTATCTTTTTATAAAAATTTCCTGAACCTGCACTTGGTTCTATAACATAGTCAAAATCATCCCATTTATAATATTTTAATATATCTTCTATACATTTGTCAACAATAGGGGGATTTGTATAAAATTTATCTAAACCTTGACTTCTTACTTGTGTTAATTTTTCTGAATTCATGTTATATGATTAATAATTATTAGTAATTTCTTTTTAAAATCATTTTTTATTTTTTTTTAATGATTCTTTATGAAATCCCATCTTAATGGTGTTCCAAATTGTAATTCTTGACTTGCTTTTTTACCAAGTATATCTTCATAATATTTTGTATGAAGACCATTTGCTGGACGAATTGATTTTACATTTTCACTTGTAAATAATTCTCCTTCTTTTATGTCTTTGACTACAAACAAAGAACGACGGAATGTTTTTGATTTTGATTCACTATTTACACCAGAATATTTAATAATTCCTAATGTTTTTTCTACTTTTCTTACAGAATCCACCATTTGTTTAAATTCAATTGGTGTTAATGAAAAAGCATCATCTTCACTACCAGAATCATCATTTAGTTTAAAATGTTTTTCTATAATTCTTCCTCCAAGAACTACAGAAGCAATGGGGACTTCAATTCCTAATGTATGATCAGATAAACCACCCACAACATTAAATGTATCCATCATATGTTTTATCGTATTTAAATTTGCATCTTCAGGTTTTGCTGGGTAGGCACTTGTACATTTAAGCATTGCAATTTGAGTTGCACCATTTTCACGCAATAATGTAATTGCATCATTGAGTTCATTTAACGAAGCCATTCCGGAAGAAATAATGATTGGTTTTCCAGTTTGAGCAACTTTTTTGATTAATACATGGTCAGTAATTTCAAAAGAAGAAATTTTATAAGCAGGCATATCCAATGATTCTAAGAAATCCACTGCTGTTACATCAAAAGGGGATGAAAATAAATCAAGTCCTTTTGAATTTGCATATTCTTTAAGCTCTTTGTGCCATTCCCAAGGAGTATATGCTTTCGAATAAAGTTCATACAATGTTTTTCCTTCCCATAATGTTCCATTTAAACACTCTTTAAAAATGGGGTTTTCACAATTAATGGTCATCGTATCTGCTGTATATGTTTGTAGTTTTACAGCATCTGCACCTGCTTGTGCAGCAGCATCAATGAGTTGATAAGCTAAGTTTATATCTTGATTATGATTACAAGATAATTCCGCAATAATATAAGTAGGATTATTTTTACCTATTTTACGATGATTTATTGAGAAATATGAGATGGGATGTTCACTATTTTTTTTTTTTAAATCAAAAGAATAATGATGAACCATTTCATTTTTTGATATTTCTTTTTTTTCAAATAAAAATCCTGCTTTTTGAAAACATTTAATAGAAGCCTGATTAAAAGATTTGATTTGTACTTTTATGTTTTTAATATTTTCATAATTTTCTTGAATATAGTCAAGTGTTTTTTCTATAATTTTTGAGGATAATTTCTTTCCACGATATTTTGGATCTATATGAATTGATAACTCAATTGTTTCTTTATTTTCTGTATTTAATGAACCAATAAAAGAAATTTTTTCATTTTCAAAAGTAGCAAATAATGGAGGTAAATGATTTTCAAAATATTTTTCATAAAAGACATGTTTAAATTCTTCCCATCTATAAGGATTATTTCGAAATGAATTTTTACATGTTTCTGGATCATTTCGCCAATTCATAATAAGATGTGCATCTATATCATTTTTTTCAACATGAATTATTTTAATCATTTATTTATACTATATAAAAATAAGATATTTATATAATATAAACAAATGATCCCATATGGAAAACAAACATTAGAAGAGGACGATATTGAAGCTGTTTTAGAAGTACTTAATGAAAATACTTATTTAACAACAGGTCCAAGAGTCAGTCAATTTGAAAAAAAAGTATGTGATTATATTGGATGTAGTTATGGTGTAGCCGTCAATAGTGGAACAGCAGCACTTCATTGTGCAACTTTTGTTGCTGGAATTCAAAAAGACGATGAAGTAATTGTACCAGCCATTAGTTTTGTAGCAAGTGCTAATTGTGTTATATATCAAGGAGGAAAACCTGTATTTTGTGATATTGATCCACAAACTTTAAATATGGATGTTTCTAAAATAGAAGGACTCATTACTGAAAAAACAAAAGCAATTATTATGGTGGATATGTGTGGACAACCCTGTCATTATGATGAAATTCGAGAATTATGTAATCAATATAATTTAATATTAATTCAAGATACTGCACATTCATTAGGAGGGAGTTATAAGGGTCAAAAAGTTGGAAGTTATGCAGATATTAGTTGTCTATCTTTTCATCCAGTTAAAAATATAACCACATGTGAAGGTGGAATGATGGTGACAAATAATGAAGAATATTATAAAAAAGCAAAAGGATTTATTAGTCATGGAATAAGTCGTGATTTTAAAGAGCGTGAAAAAGCATATAGTCATTATTATGAAATGACATCATTAGGGTTTAATTATCGTATTCCAGATTTATTATGTGCACTTGGTATTAGTCAAATGGATAAATTAGATAGATTTATTCAAAGACGAAATGAAATTGCTAAGAAATATGATCATTTTTTTGAACAATATAAAGATTTAGTTGAACCATTAAAAAATCATTATGAATGTGCATATCATATTTATGTAGTAAAATTAAATACTGAAAAAATAGATAAGTCAAGAGATAAAGTATTTAAGGAATTAAAAGAAGCAGGGATTGGAGTAAATGTACATTATATGCCTATTTATTTACACCCATATTATCAAGAATTAGGATATCAAAAAGGTTTATGTCCTGAATCAGAAAAAGTATATGAACAAATGATTACATTACCTATTTTTCCTTTATTAAAAGATGAAGAAATAGAATATGTGTGTGAAACACTCATTAAAATTATTGGTTAAATTTGTAAATTATCCTTTAACAATTTAATTATACACTCAATATCTTGATTATTCATATCAATATTACATGGCAAACACAATATTTTATTATAAATATAAACTGTATTTTTTGTTTCTTTTAATGGATGATAATATTTTCTACAAAAAATATCATTTTCTAATAAGATTTTTTCTATTTTTATTGAAGTTTCATAATTTTTAAATAATAAACAAAAACATGAAACACAATTTTTATTTTTATCATGAAAACTTGGGTATAATTGAATATCTAAATTAGTTTCCTTTAATTTATTCTCAAAATAATTAAAAAGTTCTTGATGTTTATTTATAATTGTTTCAAATTTGTCTTCTAAATATTGAATAATATAGACAGCAGATATATCTGACATTTTACAATTATTTGCTTCTTGTGAATAATATTTTGTTTTATATAAGTCTATTCCAAAATTAATTAATTTTCGAATATGTGTTTCAAATTTTGAATCTACAATGATTGCTCCACCTTCTCCGAAACCAAATGGTTTTGTATGATGAAAACTAATAATACATCCATGTCCATAATTTAAACAATTCTTATTTTTATAAAATGTATAATGGGTAGCTGCGTTATCAAAAATTAAATATTTATGATTTTTATTACAATAATCTACATATTTATCAATATCTACAATATTTCTTTAAGTAGTTTTATTTTTTTCTTTTAATTTTTTATTATGATACCATCTTTTTTGATATTCATTTTTTTTTTCTTTTGTAACAGACTTATTATTTATTTTAATTCTATCTAATATTTTATCTTTATTTTCTTCATAATATTTTTTATTTTTTATTTTTCTTTCATTTATAAGAAATTTATTTTCCTCTATTAAATCATTTTTTTCTTTTATCAAATTATTATTTTCAATATATAATTTTTCAATAATTGAATGTAAAGAATCAATATCTTTAATACTTTTATAATCAGTCATTATATAAAATATAAAATTTATATTTTATATATTTTATTTTTAATAAAAATCGGCGTTTTAAATGTGCAAAGGTGTAAAAAAAGTTCAAATTAAAGCTGAACATCATTTATTTAATCAAAATATTATAATTTAAAATTCTAAATATAATCATAAAAAAAATAATTATTTACAAATAAAATTTTATAATAATATAAAAATTTAATAATAATTATTTATAATTTAAATAAAATTTTTAAATGAATATATTTTTATTAATTATATATGACTTTAAAAATAAAAGGATGGTCAGCACGTTTAGGAAATAATATATGTCAATTAAAAAATGCTTCCTTTATTGCATTTCATCATAAACATGATTTAATAATACCGAAAAATAATTTTTTTAGAAATACTCATTTATTAAAAGAAAATGAAAATAATAATAAAGAAATAATGATTGATAAAAAGAATAATTTTAAAAGTCAATTTCATTTTAATCTTCCATTTAAAGTTGAACATCATTTATTTGAGAAAAATATTGATGATGTCAAAGATATTATGATTCAAAATTTTAAATATAATTATAAAAAAAGACAATCATTGACAAATAATGACTTAGTTATTCATATAAGAAGTGGTGATTTATTCAAAACAGATGAAAAAGTACATCCAAAATATATAAGTGCACCATTGTATTTTTATAAAAAAATAATTACTAATAATCATTATAAAAATATATATTTGGTATGTGAAGATATAAAAAATCCAGTAATAAAAAAATTATTGGAAATATATCCAAAAATCATTTATAATGAAAAAAATACTTTAAAAGATGATATTAAACTTATTTTACAAGCAAAACATATTGTTTCAAGTGTAGGTACATTTGTTCAAAGCTTATTATGGATGACAAAATATACAAAAAAAGTATATATACCTTCTTTTGTTCGAAAAAATGGATATCCTCCAAATTTAAAAATAGAAGTAATCGATTTACCTGGTTTTAAAGAAAAAATTGGTAAATGGAAAAATAACAAAGAACAACGAAAAATATTAATTCATTATAAACATCTATAAAGCATCAAGCATCATTTTATTTTTTTATTGTATTTTTATCTCTTAAATAAAAATGTAGATTTTTATTTAATTTCCATACAAATTTATTTTTAACTAAATTATAATTTGATTGTGATTCTTGTAATTGTCTTTCATATTTATAATATGTTTTGTATTTTTTAGAGTAAAAAATTGTAGTTCTTGGTGATAAAGTATTAAAATCATCTGCTGTAAAATAAAAATTTAAATTTTTTATATAATATATAATATAAGTAAATTTTTTTATAAATAAAAATTAATTATTTCTAAAATATTCAATTGTCTTTTTTAAACCATCCTCTAAATCCACAATAGGACTCCAATCTAAATATTTTTTAGCTTTACTTATATCAGGTTGTCTTTTCATTGGATCATCACTTGGTAATTCTTTATATGTTAATTTTGATTGTGTTTCAATCATTAGTAAACATTTTTCTGCTAATTCTTTAATTGTCATTTCATATGGATTTCCTATATTAATTGGCCCAATTGTCTCTTCTTGATTCATAAGTCTAATCAATCCTTCCACTGTATCATCTACATAACAAAAACTTCGTGTTTGACTACCTTCCCCGTAAATAGTAATATTATTTCCTTCTAAACATTGATTAATAAAATTACTTACAACTCGACCATCATTTTTATCCATTCTTGGTCCATATGTGTTAAATATACGAGCAATTCTTATTTCTGTTTGATGATTACGATAATATTCCATCATAAGTGTTTCAGCAACTCGTTTTCCTTCATCATAACATGAACGTACTCCAATGGGATTGACATTACCCCAATATTCTTCTACTTGAGGACTTATTTGTGGATCTCCATATACTTCTGAGGTAGATGTTAGCAAAATCCTTGCTTTGGTACGTTTTGCAATTCCTAGTGCATTCATTGTTCCTAATATGTTTGTTTTAATTGTTTTAATTGCGTTGTATTGATATGCTTTTGGAGAAGCGGGACATGCCAAATGATAAATTTGGTCCACTTCAATAAGCAATGGTTCTGTAATATCGTGTCGAATAAATTCAAAATTTTTATGAGTCAATAAATCTTGTATATTGTCCATAGAACCTGTAAAATTATTGTCTAAACAAATAACATAATGATTTTGAGCTAATAATTTCCGACATAAATGATTTCCAATAAAACCAGTTCCACCTGTAACAAGTATTTTCATTAATAATTATTTATATAAAATTATATGTATATAAACAAATAAAGATGTATATTGAAATTCCACAACATCAAATGATTGATTATAAATCTTTAATTTATGAATATTCCAATTCATTAAATGAAAAATTTATTGAATTACTTCTTGATAATGAAAAAAATAAAATACTTATCTATAATTTAGACCAACAACTAAAACATGAAAATACAATTGGTTTTATTATTTTTACTTCTTCTTTCTTAAATCATGAAAATCGTTTTTATTTATTAACAATGGCCATTCATCATGAATTTCAAAATATGGGTTATGGAAGTCTTTTATTACAAGAATTTATTACTTATGTAAAACAATCAAAACAATCAAAACAATCAAACCCAAATAAAATTATTCTTCATAGTACATATGAAAATATTTCTTTTTATGAGAAAAATAAATTTGTAAAGAATAATGATCATCATTTATACAAAACACTTTATCAATATGAAAAATTCAATAAAAAAGATACAATTATGATTTATTTTTTTATAAAATAAAAAAGATACAATTATGATTTATTTTTTTATAAAATAAAAAAGATACAATTATGATTTATTTTTTTATAAAATAAAAAAGATACAATTATGATTTACATTTTTCAATATATTAATTTCTTATTAAATAATAGTATGAAATTAACTATTTTTTCAATTGCTGTCATTATTCTAATTACTTTTAATGTAATTGATTTTTTAATGCAAAATGAATATTTTCGTAATTATGAACAAGGAATACCGAAGCTTAAACGTCTTTATAAAGATAAAAATATACAATATGTTGAAAATAATAAATTTGGTAAATGTTTAATCATAGATAATGAAATACAATTATGTACAAAAAATGAAGATATTTATCATGAACTTATTGTACATCTACCAATGTTATATTTAAATAAAAAAGTTGAAAATGTACTTATTGTAGGAGGAGGTGATCTCATGACATTAAGAGAAGTCATGAAATATAATACTATTAAAAAAGTAGTCATGCTTGAATTAAGTCCACTTATTGTGAATAAATCAAAAAAATATTTTAATGTATCTGAATTTAAAAATGATCCAAGAGTTCAAATTATTTATGGTGACGCAGACATAAGTATTGATAAACTATTAAGAAAAAAAGATTTATTTGATGCTTGTATTATTGATACAACAGAAGATAATAGTAATAATTTAGTAATTGACAAACCCCCATTTTTTAAAAAATGTTTACATTTACTTATTGATGATGGACTACTTATAAAAAATGGTGAAAGTTTTGAAGAAATATTCTATAATGATCTTAACCTAAATGTAATACCTTATGGTTCATATATTGATTATTTTAATACTATTTATAAGTTTAATGTAGCAACGAAGAATAGAGACATTGAAAAAATAGAAGTAAAACCAGAAGAATGGAAAAAATACAATATAAAAACATCTTTTTTTAAACCTGAAGATTATCAAAAATATCTTGTTTATAATATATATAAATTTACATAATAAATTATCTTTTAATAACTTGTAATGCTATTTTATCTTTATTACTTTTAATGAAATAATTTTGTATAAATTCTTTATTTTTTGGAATATTTAGATTTTTACATGAATAAAAATCAATAGAAACTTTATTGTCTTCTGGATATGTATGTATAGATATATGTGATTCTTTTAGTATTCCAAATCCTGTATATCCCTGATAATTATCATCATTGTTTAAACTATATTCATTTTGAGAAGGAGGAGGAAATACTACCATTGTAGGTGGTAGCATTAATTTATGATTATTAAACTGAACCCAATTATATATCATTTTCTCTCCAGCTCTAACATTATGAAGTAATTCATCTTTATGTAAAAACTGAATATTAAGTAATATATGTGTCATACTATATTATTGAAATTTTTTTTATTTAATTAATTTAATTTAAAAAAAAAATTTATTTTTCAATGTATAATGAAAATTGGTATTATAGGAAATGGTTTTGTCGGTAAAGCAACAAATATATTAGCTAATCCTGATGTAGAACTAATTGTTTATGATATTAATCCTGATTTGTGTATTCCTCTTGGAACTTCCTTAAAAGATGTAGTAGAAACTGATTTACTTTTTATTTCTGTTCCAACACCCATGAATAAAGACGGTAGTTGTCATATTGGAATCATTGAATCTGTTTTTCAAGATATTAAAGAAATTTGTGATCTCAATGAAAAATGTATTGTGTTGCGTTCCACTGTTCCTCCTGGTACTTCTTCAAACCTAAATTGTTATTTTATGCCTGAATTCTTAACTGAGAAAAATTTTGAACAAGACTTTATCAATAATGAACATTGGATTTTTGGATTAAAAGGTAATGAACAAGATATTATTTATAAAGAAAAAATAAGTCAATTGATTGATTTGAGTCATAGTCATGGAAAAATCAAATATAATAATAAACATTTTGTGACAAATGATGAAGCAGAAATGATAAAGCTTTTCAGAAATAATTATTTAAGTATAAAAGTTTCTTTTTGTAATGAAATTGCTGAATTTTGTAATAAAAAAGATATATGTTATGAAAATGTAAGAAAATTTTCTGTTATCGATAAACGTATTGGGGAGTCTCATACATGTGTTCCAGGACACGATGGAAGAAATGGTTATGGTGGTACATGTTTTCCTAAAGATACCAATAATCTTAAATGTGAAATGGCCAAAATAAATATGAAATCATTTATCATTGATGGTGCTGTAGAGCGAAATGAAACAGTAGATCGTCCTGAAAAAGATTGGAATTCCAATAAAGGACGTGCTGTAGTTGAATAAGTATAATATGTAAATTATAATAAAAAAATTGATTTATAAACTTACTATATTAAACATAAACACAAACATAAATATGAATAAAGAATCAAAATTTTATGATTTTAGTCAATATCATTTGACTGATGAAGTTATTAAAAAAGAATCCATTGGATGGAATGGCACTTCTATTAAAACACTACCTTTTTATGAATTATTTAATCATACACGATTAGGACTAGAAGAATTAAAAAAATTAAAACTATATGATGTGGTTTCATTAAGTTCTGATGACTATTTTGAAACATATTTAGTAATACCTTTTAAAGTAAAGAATCAGTATCATGTAGAATTCAATAAAGAAATAAGTGATGATAACAAACAATTTTTATTGAATTATACACTTTTAAAATACTATGATGCTAATGATAAATATTTTTTTATTCCTCCTGAAGGAATTCCTGCTATTGAAAAACATGGTATTCATTTTTTCGATAACATATTACAATATAATACAAATATTTGTGGTATTATTGTAGATAATTATTATTTGAAAAATTTTGAAAAGTTTGAAAAAAATGTAAAAGATTTATCAATTGAAACATTTAATTACGATCGATTATTATTTATTCATTTTGATGACCATTATTTGAGTATAACTGATTCACATGAAGAATTAAGCAATTTATTAAAAAAAAAAAAAATATTAATTCCTTCCATGAAACAAATTGACCAAATGAATAATGTTCAATTAATTGAAAGTGTTATCAAAGGATTACCTAAAAATAGACCAACGCCTTATCAAAAAGGATTAAGTTTAAAATTAAATATTTCAAAAAGCGAAACAAAAGAATGTAAAAGATCTTCTAAAAAAAAGGAGGATTTGATTCAAGAAATTGAAGAATTGAAAAAACAAGATGAAACACATCAACTTAAAATTCAATCATTTGAATCCGAATCTAAATCTAAATCTAAATCTAAAAATAAAGTTGTTTCTGATGATAAAACAACATTATTTCTTGAAAATATGATTGAAACCATTCAAAATCAAATACATAAAAAGTGAGAAAAACAAAATAAATTAATTTAATATTATTTATTTATTTATAAAAATCTATATGAAACAAAAAATAATTCTTGTGGGAAGTGGATGGGCTACTAAAGGATTTTTAGATAGAATTGATCATTCAAAATATGATATATTCGTAGTTTCTAAAAATAAAAAATTTGTATATCAGCCCTTTTTAGCAGAATCACTTGTAAATGATAAAATAGAGACATCTTTTGAACTTCAAAAAAAATACCCATTTATTACTTTTCAAGAAAATGAAGTTTATGATGTTGATTTTGAATCCCAAAAAATTATATTGACTAAAAATGAAGAAAATAATTATGATTATTTAATATTAGCACATGGTGCCATGATAAATGATTTTAATATTCCTGGATTAAAAGATCATGCTTATATTTTACAAGATCAATATCAAGCAAAAGTTATTTATCAAGTACTTAAACAAATAAAACCAAATGCGTCAATAGCAATCATTGGATGTGGTTTAACAGGAACAGAAATTATTGGTCATTTAATTGACCAACATAAATATGATATACATGCGATAGATGGTTTATATAGACCATTAAGTGCTTTTTCTCAACAATCAAGTAATTATATTATTGACTTTTGGACAGATAAATATATTAATATGTATTTTGGTCAGATTGTGAAAAATATAGATAAAAATTATGTGTATACACATGATCAATGTAAAATAAAATATGATTTAGCAATCTGGTGTGGTGGAATTAAAATAAATCCACTTAGTGAAAAAATTAATTCAAATTTAAAAATACACAATAAATTTGGCATACCAGTCAATAAAAATCTTGAAATTGTACAAGCTAAAAATGCGTTTGCGTGTGGTGACTGTGCTCACAGCGGATATAGTCCAAATGCTCAAGTATCATATCAACAAGGAAAATATTTAGCAAAACAATTTAATCATAAATGGAAACTAAAAAAGAAACCCTTTCATTTTTATAATAAAGGTCAAGTATGTTATATTGGAAATAAGAAAAGTATTTATGAAAAAAATGATTTGAGAATAGATGGTTCATTAGGATATATAATGATGAAATGTGTGAAATTTTATATTAAATATTTATAATAAAAATCTAATATAATTATATATATATGCGTCAATCAAGTTTTTTTCATATAATAAGTGCTATTTTGGCATTTTTTGCTTTTATTACAGCATTATATTTAATTATGATTAGGTGCACGGATTCTCTGTATGTAATTGTTTTTATGAGTGCAACTTTAATAACGACAAATATCGGTTTATATTATTTATCGATTCATCAATAATTTTTTATTTTTTTATTACTAAATGAGTAATGATTAATTTTAGAATACATGTTCATATTTTTTATTAATTATTTTATTAAATAATTAATAAAAAATTAATTTATAAATCGTTTATTTAACAAGATAATTATAAAAAGTATTAATAATGAAAAAAGATATTATTATTTTTGACATTGATGGTACATTAGTTGAATCATCTTATAAAATAAGTGATGAACATGCGTTTATTCTTAATCAACTTAAAAAACATTATGAAATTGGAATATGTGGCGGAGGAACACTTGAACGAATAATTGATCAAATAGATAAAAAGGTATATTTTGACCATTATTTTACAGAATGTGGTTGCGTATATCATAAAAATAGTTCTAAAAATAAAAATCATTTAAAATTAGAAAATATGTATACAAAAAATATACGTATTCATGAGATATATCCATATATTAATGAATTAGTCAAAAATGCGTTAAAATTCATTGGAAATGTAGATTATTTATTAAGTGGTCATTTTATAGATTTACGAAATGGTATTATTTATGTATCATGTATTGGAATGCAGGCGACTTTAGAAGAAAGAGAAATTTTTATAGAAAAAGAGAAAGAAGAAAATATTCGAGAAAAATTAATCAATTTATTAAAAGAAAATGCTGAAATTTTAAATATAAAAGATAAAGTAAGCATTAAAATAGGTGGAAGCGTAGGTATTGCAATTTATCCAATTGAATATGATAAAAAACAAATACTTGATACTATACATCAGTCAGATTATGAAAATATTATTTATTTTGGCGACAAATATGATCCAGAAGGAAATGATTATCATTTGATTAATGATCCTCAAGTAAAAGGTCATAAAGTCGATAGCGTAGATCAAACTTATGAAATATTAAAAAAATATTATATAAAAAATTGATTTAATATTTAATTAATTTATAAAACTAAGAATATGCCAAATTGGTGCAGTAATAAAATTATTATTAAAGGAAAATCGTTAAATGAATTTAAGAAAACATTAAATACAATGAACGGAGAAAAAAAAATAGTTGAATTTTCATTTCATCAAACAATACCAAGACCAGAAAATTGTAAAGATGTACGTTCCTGGAATATTGAGAATTGGGGAACAAAATGGGATATTGATTCATGTGAGATTGAATATGATGATAATAAAACTATATCAATCGAATGTAATAGTGCATGGAGTCCTCCAACAGATTGGGCAAGTAATTGTTTAAAGAAATTTGATGATTTATCTATTGAAATAGGATATTCTGAAGGAGGAATGGCTTATTTTGGTGTATGGAAAGACAATGAAGATGAATATATACCTCATGATGATGACGATGTAATTTATGATGAAGAAGAATTTGAATATATTTATTCTGAAAGACTTCAAGATCATTTAGACAAATATGGAATAGATATTGGCGGATAAATTTCTTTTTAACAATTATTTAATTTAAATTTAAAATTAATTATTTATAATACATTATGTGTGGAATTATTGGAATATTAAGTGCTTCAGAAATAAATATTTTTGATTTTTTAATTGATGGTTTAATACAACTTCAAAATCGTGGTTATGATTCTTCTGGTATTTGTTTATTAGAAGAAAACGAATATATTATACATAAATATGCTTCAACACAAGAAACAAATGCCATTGATAAATTAAAACAAATACAATTAACTAATTTAAATGGTCAAATAGGAGTAGGACATAATCGTTGGGCAACGCATGGTCCTAAAAATGATATTAATTCACACCCTCATATGAGTTATGATGGTTCAATTATTGTTGTACATAATGGTATTATTGAAAATTATGAAGTGTTAAAAAATATGTTATTAAAAGAAGGATTTATTTTTCAAAGTGATACGGATACAGAAGTCATTGCAAATTTAATACAATATTTTGAAAATAAAAAAGAACATCAACATTTTTCAGAAGTCATTGAAAGAACGATTCAAAGTTTAGAAGGAACATATGGACTCATTATTTTAAATAAAAAAGAAAAGAATACACTTTATTGTGTTCGAAATGGCAGTCCATTATTAGTTGGTTATAATAATGATTATGCATTAATCAGCAGTGAACAAAGTGGTTTTTGTCAAAAAGTAAATAGTTATATTACACTACAAAATGATGATATATGTATCATTTCACATAAAGATAATAAAATAGATATTCAATACAGTCAAAATTATACTGAAAGAAAGATTTTATTATTTGATTATGATTTAACCCCAGAACCTTATGATCATTGGACCATTAAAGAAATATATGAACAACCTCTTAAAATAAGGAACTCAATCAATTTAGGAGGTCGTATTTTAGACAAGTCACATGTAAAATTAGGAGGTTGTAGTGAATATCAAGAACAACTTCAGGAAATTGAAAATATTATTTTATTGGGTTGCGGTACATCATTTCATTCTTGTATGTATGGTAAAGAGTTTATGAAAAAATTATGTGTATTTAATAGTATTCATGTCTATGATGGTGCTGATTTTGACATTAGTGATGTACCTAAAATTGGTAAATCATTAATGATATTTGTAAGTCAATCGGGAGAAACAAAAGATTTACATCGTTGTATTGAAATAGCAAAAACAAATAATATATTTACATTAGGTATTGTTAATGTTGTTGATAGTCTAATAGCTCGTGAAGTAGATTGTGGTATTTATTGTAATGCGGGACGTGAAATGGGAGTAGCTTCTACGAAGGCATTTACTGCGCAAGTTATTTGTTTAAGTTTATTGGCTTTATGGTATAGTCAAATTCAAGAAAATAATGAAGGAATACGCATTCAGGTAATAAAAGATTTACAAAATTTAAGTTTAGATTTTCAACATTGTTTAAATGTAGTGCATCCTCAAGTACAAAAGAATCTACATATGTTTGAAAAAAATGACCATTTATTTATCTTAGGTAAAGGAAGTGATGAATGTATAGCAAAAGAAGGGTCTTTAAAAATCAAAGAAATATCATATATACATAGTGAAGCTTATTCTGCTTCTGCGTTAAAACATGGTCCTTTTGCATTGTTAGATAAAAATATGCCTGTTATTTTGTTAAATAATAATATAATACATGAATCTAAGGTGCTTAATTGTTATGAGGAAATTCATTCACGTCATTCACCTATATTATTAATTAGTAATAATAAGAGTATTAAAAAAGAAAATTGTATTTATATACCACAAAATAAATCATTTGGTTCATTATTGGGTATTATACCACTTCAACTCATGGCGTATTATTTATCTATTCGAAAAAAGATTAATCCAGATCAACCTAAGAATTTAGCTAAAGTTGTAACTGTTGAATAAAAAATAAAAATTGATTTTATTTATTTGGTTTCTAATTAATATAAAATGGAAGAACAAATTCAAGAACATGAGTGTTATGATCAACAAAATTATTTTGTTGCTACTCTTAAATGTAATAAATGTAGTAATTTTTCAAATATTAATTTAAATCCTCAATTAAATTCTTTTGAATTTGAAAAAATTCAAAATACTTATTTATGTTTTTATTGTTTAAATACTGTGAATGATTTTCAAAATATCATGAAGTATATTAATGTTCAAATTAACAATATGATTCACAAGAACTCATTTAGTTTTAAAAAAGTTTCCAATAAAATCGAAATGTTAATGTCTGTGTATGATGATAATAAACGAAACTATGATAGACTATATTTTGAACTTAAAAAATGTTTTGATATAGTTAAAATTGAATATAATACAATGTATTTTGAATTTAAAAAAAGTATAGAAGCACTTAAAATAGAAAATGATGATAAAACACAAATTATTGATATTATACAAAAGGATATCATTGATATTAAACAAAAGGATATCATTGATATTAAACAAAAAGATAACATTGATATTAAAAAATATACAGATATAAAAGAGTATAAGTTATTTTACGATAAACAATTAACTGACTTAAACTTTCAATTTGAACTATTCAAAAAACATGTAAGCGATGAAATGTTTTCAAAAGAATGGTGTCTATTAGATAAACATACAAAACAATTGCATCATATCGAAAATAGAATTACTAATTTAAATAGTAATATTTTGATTGATGAAAAAAAATATGAACAAGATTACAAAAATCTAAATGAAAAACTAAACGAAATAATTATGAAAAATCAAGAGTATAAAGATTTAAAACATTTAAAAAAAGAACTTATGATTAATAAAAAAGAATACAATAAATTTAAAGAAAAAATAAATTTATTTTATGACTATTTGTATTTAATTTATGCATTAATTGGTGTTAATATTATGTGTATGATACTATTTATATTTGATAAATTTCAATCATAATATGTTCCATATAAAGGATTACACCCTTTGTCTGAAAACATTTCTAAATGATGACCTATCAATCCACATGATTGACATACAAAAGGAAGACAATTTTCAATATAAGATATATGAGAACAATGTTGTTCAATAAGAGTATCATGGGGACATTTTTTCAAACTTTTATAATTTATTATTTCTTTATACTCTGTTTGATTTAAATTATTTTTTATTACAATTGGCAATCCATCAATTGTATAACATATACTTAATTTCCAATGTAAATTAGAAATAAAGTCATTTGATTTTAGATGAGACATCGTTATCTATTATTTTTTTATAAACTTAATTTTAAGTATCTTTTTTTTAAAAGATTAGATTATTATAAAAGAATCTAAATAGATTTTATTTATTAGGGTACGGAAAGAGACTTAGCTTTATAGCAAGAGCAATTTCGTCTTCTTCTGGATCTGGACTGACAGATCGACCGGAAGCTGGACTGGCAGATCGACTGGCAGATTCACTGGAAGCTGGACTGGAAAGCTCAATAACTTGTGCAGTCAGTGCATCAATTTGTAGTTGCTGTACTTTATATGATCTTTCAAGGCTATTCAAAAATGTAACTAAATAATTAACATTTTTTTTATGAAACTCAATTTCTCGATCCTGCTTATTTACTCGACTTTCGAGAGACTCGATTTTTAGATTATTCTCATCTCCTAGATGGTTTACAATTCTAAATCGAGTTTTATCAGAATCTTGAACTTGTTTCACCTTCTTATATTCTTCAGTCATTTTATCTAATACTGGAATTAGAGTTTCTAACTTTGTTTTTAGTTCAGTTACTTCATATTGAAGATCTTCCATTTTTAGATTTTTCGACGAATCGGTCAATTAAGCTCGATTTGTAATAAAATAATATATTTGGTATCGATTTTTTTTTTATAAAAAATTTAGTACTTACTATCTTGACAAGATCATTAAAAATCGCAAGTTATAATGTATATAACAAGGTCATTTTGAGACTTCTTTTAAAGGATAGATCACATCCTGGTTATACCTCATTATAAAGTATTTTTTATAAGAATATTTCTTGCTGCTTGATAATCTCTATCAAGTTCAATTTTACACGATGAACACCAAAAA